GCAGCTCTGTTACCTAATCCCTCTAAAAAACCCCCTGCCTTTTCCTCTAGTGTATTTGGAAATACATCCAGCCAACTCCATCTATTCTCTATTACCCATTCATCCACCCTGCTATCAGCCACCAGGGAATCCCTCTGAGCATTACGCCTAGTGTTTCCCCAGTTCGTCACACCTCTCACCCACTTCATTCACTAGTGGGACTGTGACCAGGCCCAGCGCATTGAACCTGGCACAGTCCCATCCAGGGAGGGCTCATCTTCCCTAGCCTCAGCCCTGAGACCAGGGCCTGTCACCCTTCCGCTGTCAGCTGACATCTCAGCCTGAGCCCTGTGCTGGTCCCACACATCCGAACAGAGTGGGGTTCCACTGCTACGTAACAGGGACGGCTGCCTATCCATTGCTCCTGCCAGTGCTGTCCACACAGGAGACACAGGTACCTGTTATCCAGTCCAGATCCTGGAGCTTCTGCCCAGGTCAGTTCACTCCTGAAACGTAGGCTCTCGCATCTCAGGTGGAGGCTCAGTAGGAACGCCAGGCGTAGGCTCAGGCTCTGGCACAGGGTCAGGCTCAGGTGGCTCACCATTGTAGCGACCATAGACAGACCAGCCGTGGTCAGTCTCTCTGACACTGAACGAATAGAACTTGGTCCCGATGTAGTTGGAACGCTTTCTGGCCTCTTCCTTTGACGGCATATCCCAGACCCTGGCCCACTGCCCCTGGTTACTGCGCAGTGTCTCGAGGATGTCATCAGCCTCTTTCCGCAGAGGAGACGTAGCCCGACCAAATCGAGCGGCCCTGTTCCCAGAGACAGACGGTGGATCTTCCCAGATCACAGACATACGGTTCCCTTTCACCAGACGATGGTTGAGCCAGTCGACTCATGCCACGTGTTGTGTTTCTTGTCGTTACAGCGTTTGCAGGCAGCAGCCAGATTCGCTGGGTCATACATGCCGCCACCACGAGACACAGGACGCAGGTGGTCAGCAGACGTAGCAACTCCTCCGCACATCCAGCAGATGTAGTTGTCACGTTCCAGGACGTACTTCCTCAGTTTCCTCCACCTGGGAGAATTCAGTTCTGGTCTGTGACGAACTCTCATCCTCGCCCTTTCTGAGAAGCGAACGAACGTAGGCGATGTTCTCCAGATTCCGCTGCCTCTGTTTAGGTGACAGTTGATTCCGCTGGGATCCCATGGGTTCCACCGATGTTGGTTGCTGACGCCAGATCGAATGTTGGTTTCATACGCAAAGGGTCTGATAACCATTCTGTTCTGTAGGCCAGAGACAGGATCGGTTTCAGTTGTGAACTGCAAACCACAGGTTCGATATCCGTCTCTGAGAGAGCGTCAGGCAGGCGAACTGCCCTTCACTGCCTGTACTTCAGAACCCTCTAACAACCTAGATACGCACGCGTGCAGTGAGAGGTATAGGGGTAGCGGATCTGACCCCTCTTGACAGATGTGATAGCCGCCCGCATGCGCAGGAAAGGAACCATCAAGAGACTTGTCAATGGTCCTGTCGATTGTCACGTCTGGAGCCTCCTCAGCTGCACCAGACGGAGGGCCGAATCCCTGATCAGCATCCCCAGCTCTAGGTCTGTGAAGCAGTCCAGGACGGCATCAGTGACGACAGGCTCAGAGCCCGCTACCACTAGCTGACGCATGAGCCTGTCGTACTCCCTGATCATGTCCTCCCTGGTGACCCTGTGTTGCCTGGCCATCAGAGACCAGCCCTGTACGGCTTCACAGACCACCAGAGGCTGGCTGTGTCATGACAGACACAGGGGCACTCCTGGACGGAAGGTGGCAGACCATAACCTGACACGCATCCGCAGGAGTCACAGACGATATGGGATATCTCCCAGTCCCTATTCGGGAGTTTCTGGTCTCCCTTCCCTGGTAGGCGTTTGACCATCACACACGCCTGATGACGATGGCCAGGAGGATCCCAGCCAGGAGGATGACGGATACCCAGTAGAACGTCTCAGGGCTCATAACGGACCTTCCTTAGGCCAGAGCGGTACCTGATGGCGGACGTAGGAGAGAGACCACCAGTCCCCTACGGATTCCATTCCTACGCCTACAGGTTTGATGATGACAACAGCAATCTTGTCAGGACCACCAGAGATGGCAGCCTGACGCAGGGACGCCCCCAACTGCAGGTCACGACGATTTTTCACTTCAATGCTGACGCCCTGTACTCCCAGGATGTCCTCTCCGTACTGCATACCGCCTGACTCAGAGCGAGAGGTACAGGCCAGTGGATAACCCTGTGACACCAGGTAGCGGGCTACAGCCTGTTCAGCCTCTTTCCCCTTAGCTCTGGCGTAGGCCCCAGCCGTTCTGGTCCTAGGAGGCATCAGTGGCCTCCCTGCAGATGGCAAGCCAGGCGTTCGCCACATCGGGACCGAACCGCCCATCTCCTGCCTCATCTGGGAGCGCAAGCTTCTGACCATCAGCCTGCTCCAGTGCCCAGCTCCTCTGACTGGGACTGAGCTTGGCTAGGGCCTGAGCCACCCGACTCCGCATCGCAGCCTGCGTGTCCCCTGGCGTTCCCTCCAGAGCTGCAGTGTTACGCCCTGAGGCTCCTGGGGGCTCCAGGATGGGGCTTTCGCTATCCGGAGGGATTGAGGGATTCTGGCGACTTTCTGTGAAGGTCTGGTGAGATGTAACGTTACTGGCCTGTCCCATCTCATCACTGGTGTAGAGCCCTGACAGGCGTTGGGGGAACGCCTTACGCAGGGCCAGGGCCTCAGCACATTTGGCCAACATCTCAGGCCCCATCTGCTGCCACATACGGGTCGGACGCCCTTCCTTTGTGGTCTGACAGTAGGAGTCATACAGGGCCACCCCTGTGAAGCGGGCTAGGGCGACACCAGGTGAATCCCTGAGGGCGACTACCTTCGCTGCCCTGGGTTCACCAGGTCCCAGCCAAACGTCTTTCCACTCCCCGTTTGTGCCACACCAGAACGGACCCTCTTGCCCAGCCATCTCTGACGTGTTCTCTGCCAGGGTGCGGAGGCCATCAATGCTGACCTGTGTTTGCATCACCTCAGCTCGAACAGCAGAGTCCCAACGTTTGATCGCATAGATCTGTCGGGCGAACGGATCCAGTCCTGTTCGCTCACACTGTTTCACGAACAGTTCCAGTTCCAGATCAGTGCAACCCTTAGCTACGGTCCGTTTGATCAGGTCCATCTGTTCTCTGAGTGGAACAGGAACCAGTCCCACAGCCTGGAGGCTCATGGCAATTCACTCTCCTCATCTTCAGTGATACGCAACAGCTCTGAGACTGGGATCAGATACTTAGGGCCGCCGAACCTGTGGGCTGTGAGAGTCCCATCGTAAATACGCCTGTAGACAGTGCTCCTGGACAGGCCAGTGGCAGCCATAAACTGCGAGACAGTGAGAGCCCGGGGTTTAGTCATACTGTTCCCCCAGCCACTCCAGGAGGAGGAGGGCGAAGACGCCACAAGCGAATCCCAGTAGGAACGCAGCCAGAAGACTCATGCTGGAGTCCCGACGATCACAGGAGCGTTCGGCCCTGGGGACTTCCCAGCCTCGAGACGCCAGGCGAACGCCCTGCGCAGGGCCAGGAAGATCTCATGCTCAGCAGGCCCAGCCTGGATGCCATCCACCTGGAACTGACCGTCGCCGTAGAGATGGACGACAGCAGCCCCAGCCACTTCTGGGAGGGACTCTGTTCCCAGCTCCTCCCCGTCCTCTGAGTACAGGACAGCTTCTGTGGCGTAACGGTAGGCAGCTAGCTGGAGCCTCCACTGATCCCAGTACTTGGCAGAGCCAGGGGCCGTCTTCCCTGTCGTCTTCAGGTCCAGGAGGTAGGGCCGGCCCTCGATGACGGCTCTCCAGTCGGCAGTACCGACGTACTCGAGGCCCTGGCCTGTGTAGCGGACGCACTGCTCTGCTGAGAGGGTCTCTGGCTTGAGACGGTCCCAGACCCTGGTCAGTCCCTCCGCCATGGGCAGCAGGTCCCGATAGATGTCTGTGTCAGGCATGTCACGCCAGAGCCTGGAGCCCTCCCTCATCTCCTGGATGACATCAGATAGGCGCACTGTGCGTCCCTGACACCACTCAGCGTTTATCTGATGCAGGGCAGTGCCCAGGAGTGCCCTGTGATCCCACACTCCCCGATGATGTTTGTATAGGCTGTCGACAGCATCAGTAGGACGCAGCCCAGACCACTGATCCTGGTGGTGTACGGCATAGAGGGCAGTCTCCCTGGCAGCTCCCCAGGACAGTCCAGGAGCTGAGAGGATCCCCAGAACCTGAGTGACAGACGGAGGGCCACCAGGAGTCTTCGCATATGGCCGATGAGCCATATCACTCCCTTGGGTAAAGGGTGACCAGCACACAGCCAGGGAAAGATCAGTAGTTGGTGCTACTGAACTCCCTGTAGTGGAGCCTGTAAGACAGGCCCTGGCTGTGTGCGGTTGCACCCAGGCCCTGCGGCTGGTCACTGAGATTTGACTTCCTGGCAACCATCTGTACTCCAGGCGTAATCGCTGGTCAAACGGCATGCCTGGACAGGCACTGCGCAGAGAGTGTCCCCAGTGCGATCAGGATTCACTGAAATCCCTCAGGGCTGGTCCCGAATCTCACTGTTTGTGAGCAAATACTGTCAAATACAGGCTGTGGACAATTTCTGTGATTCTGTGACGCCTGTCCAGAGAGGGTCTGGTAGGTTCCTGATACCAGGAGCGCACTTCAGTATCTTCAGGAAGGGAGCACTGATGTCCCCTGGCAGACCATCTGCCGTAGCTAAGGCTGGGCTGGACGTAAACCTCAGAGAGCAAGAGGACGGTTCATGGAGCATCGTCCTGACCGATGACACTGGGACTGTCGTCTTTGATCGGACCTACACCACTAAGAAGATTGCCCAGCAGCAGGCCAGGAAGTGGGTACAGGAGGCTTACCAGACAGACATCTCAGAACAGACCAGCCCTCCCAGGCCCAAACAGACCAGGAGCCCTCGACGCAACTCAATCGAGAACCTGGCAGCGATGCTCCTGGACAGAGCCGACAGGTCAGAGGAGGAGGCAGTAGAGATGAGGATTCAGGCTGACCGACTAGAGGTAGAGGCCAAACGCCTGCGAGGAGCCGCAGAGACACTAGGAGACGGACTGGATGCCGGCCAGAGTTCCTAAGGATTACCAGGACCCATTCCTGCACTGCCGCACCTTCGGACATACGTGGCAGCTGGGACCAGGAGAACAACAGGGAGCGCACTTCTTTCAGTTCATCCTGGTCTGTGTGGAATGCCATACCAGACGAATAGATGTGATCAACCGACGAACGGGAGCCCTAGGAGGATACAGACGTTATGAGTACCCAGAGGGATACCAGTCACAACGGGGAGAGGGACTCGCCCGAACCACCTACCGAATCGAGTTCATCAAACGAGTCACCAGAGACAGGAACGATTGACTGGCTGGCCATCATCGCACTGCAGGTTCTGAACGCCCTGGTGATCACCTACGGGCTGGTGACCAGATGATCCACTTCATGGCTCTGTCGGCCCTGATCCTCCTGATGGGCCTGGCTGCCAGCCTCACTTCTGACTGGATGAAGACACGTCAGTTTCGCAGGGACCTAGAGAGAAATCCGTTTCCGGAAGAATGGGACGACTGATGGCAGATGAGAATTACGTCCAGGACCCAGAGCCCTACACAGTGCCCAGTACAGGATTCCTGATCGAATACGACTCCCAGCTCTATGAGGTAGTCAGCACTGCCTGTCACGTAGACCTGAAGAAAGACTCAGCAGGCAGGGAGCGACACACCCTAGACATCAGGCTCCAGGCCCTGTGGCAGGAAGAGGGCTACCAGGGAATGGAGCCATACCTGTGAACCTTAGAGAGATGCTGGACCACCTAGCAGAGATACACATCACCCGGGGTGGAGATGTCCCGATGATGTCAGAGGAGGGAGACAACCTGGTAGGCGTTGAATACTTTGATGAAGAGGAAGAACCCTGCGTCCTCCTGATCTTTGATAGCCCAGCACCAGACATCCTGACCCTGGCCGATATCACTAAGAGGGAGCCCGAATGACGCAGGAACGCCAGGCGATTCATGCCTACCTGTCAGATGAAGCGTTTGAAGCCTGGAGAATCCTGGCTGAGGAGAATGGAGTTAGCGTCACTGGAGTGCTGGAGGCCATGGGCCTGATGCTCAAGGCTGAGCTAGCAGTTGCTGACGCTACCGACGTACAGCAGGAATGGATCAGGGCTGGACGGAAGATAGATGCCATGCGCAGACGTAGGGGAAAGGGATGACTGGGTACTTCGTGGCCACCATCACCTGGATTGATGATCCCTCCCAGGAGCATGCTGCAGCCCTCCTGAAAGAGATGTCAGAGGCAGTGACAGGAGGCCAGACAGACGGCAGGTGGGAGGGAGAGGGTTACAGGTGTACGTGGTCCCTCTACAGAGGACGGAGGGACGACGCCAATTGATATATCGCATCTCTCCACATCCAGAGCCTGTGACAGGAGTTCCGCTCTGGAGCCACCTGGCTATCAGGACTCTGACTCCAGAGCTAGGCCCTACCTCCATGCTCCTGGCAATGATCCTGGCCACAGACGTAATGACGATAAGGGGGGCCTGTTCAGTGACCCAGAGATACCTGGCGACATCACTGGGAGTGGGAGAGGCCAAGATTTCCAGTGCCCTGAAGCGACTCCACAGGTTCGACGTTGCGCTAGTAGAGGGCCAGTCTGTGGCTATTCGTCTGACTGTAGGTATCCGCCAGTGCTCTCCTCTATCCAGGCCAGAAGTTTGACCCTGTGAATCAGGACTCTACGTCCGAACCTCACAGCTGGAATGCCTAGGTCCCCATCTGTCTCCAGCCACTGGCTAGCCAACTCATAGGCCATTCCCCTGGAGATGCGCAACAGTTTGGCTGCCTCTGGGACGGTCAGCAGGAGTGGTTCATCCATGGCCTGAGACACTAGCGTCCCAGCAGGGCCAGGCAGGCCACACACGCCAGAACATGACAAGACTGACGGAACGTCTCTTCCTAGTGACGATGGGGGCTGAGACACCAGACAGAGAGGAGGGACTCAGGAATGGGCCTGCCTGGCTCCAGGGCCTGAGACCCTAACGTCCCAGCCAGCACAGGTTTGAGGCCCTGAGACCTTCCCTGGTCAGGAGCCTGAAACGTGTTCTGACCTGGTATTTCTGCCTGTGTCTGACTGTATCTGCACTAGCACAGGGTAAATGATGGACAACCCATGAATCCCCTGGCCTATGGATTATGAGGCCCTAACTTGCTACCCTGGGTAGGGATACACCACCCCCCAGGAGGATTCCCAGATGAACTACGTCGCCCTGTTTCTTGCCACTGATGGCGCTACCTACCTCACAGAGCCTCTGGCCAGTGAGGGGAGGGCTCTGAAGGAGGCCCAGAGACACATCAGGACGCTGGACCTGACCCTGATGGGTCCCATCGTTGTGACGCCTGAGGAGGAGGGATGACTGCCAGGAACAGAGCCCCCAGAGGAGCACCAGAACCCACCTGGAGCGAGACCAGGAGGGAGTGGCAGGTTCGGATAGAGCTGCCCACCGACCCTGGCAAGCCCAGACTCCGTAAGTGGGTCAGAGGGAAGACTCGGGAGGAGTGTCTGGAGAAGCTTCGTAAGACACAGGTGGGCCTGGCTGACTACCAGGTGGTCCCCAGGGATAGCGTCACCGTTGCCGTGGTGGCAGAGGAGTGGCTCAGAGCTATCAGGTCTCAGGTCTCTAGTGGAACGCTCAGGGCCTACCAGACGAGAGTGGCACTCCACATCACGCCGGCCCTAGGCAGCAGACGACTGACCAGTCTGACTGTGGCTGAGGTTGACGCCTGGCAGCAGGGCCTAGAGGCTAAGGGTCTGGCTGTGACGACTCGGAGGGAAATCAGAACCTGTCTCGTCACTCTGATCAAGTGGGCTGTGAAGCATGACTACGTCATGCGTAACGTGGCCCAGTTGTCCCCTGGGCCTAAGGGCAGGAGTAAGCCAGTGGAGAGCCTCACCAAGTCACAGGCTAAGGCTGTGCTGGAGACCACCCAGGGCTGGCGGTATGAGGCAGCTGTCGTCCTGATGATGACGGCAGGGCTGCGAGTAGGGGAGACGCTGGGCCTGCGCTGGATAGACGTAGCTGACTCTACGGTGACGATTGCAGGCACCCTGGCCACTAGGCCCACCCTCCACTATCAGTCTGAGCCGAAGACGGCTGAGTCCAGGCGGACGGTGGCTCTGGCCCAGCTAGCCCAGTCAGCTCTGGAGGCTCACAGGATCAGGCAGCAGGAGGAGCGAGAGCTGCTGGGGCTAGAGCCTGCCCAGCACGTGTTCCTGACGCCATCACAGGGCCTAGTGGATCCCAGCACCCTGGCAACGGAACTCAAAGCCAGAACGGTACCGATCGGTAAGGTCCATCCTCACAAGCTGCGCCACACAGCCGTGAGCCTGATGTTGGACGCTGGGGTACCGCTGGAGACGGTTTCTAAGGTGGTCGGTCACCGCAGCATCAGGACGACTGCCGACCTGTACCAGTCCCTCCTGGAGGGCGGCAGGACTGCAGCTGCGTCAGCTATCGATGAGGCTCTCAGATGAGTACGCCAGTGCGAGTTCTCATCTGTGTGCTGGTGGGCCTGTTCCTAGACGCTGTGGTCGCCGTAGCAGGGCTGTGGCTGTATCTAGACATCCTGTGGGCTAGGGCCATCTCCTAGCCAGGCCGAATCAACCCAGATCCATGAGGCAGCCCCCTGGCAATCCAGGGGGCTGTTCTGGTCCTGCCTATCGGACGGCCCAGCTCGAGGGCCTTAGGGCGTAACACTGCAAGCCTGGCGCAGACCCTGGGGACTCCGGAAGGGGCCAGGAAGGGCACTAGCCCCCAGAGCCTGCGATCGCTGAGGCTATCTGCTCACAGGTGTAGTGGGTAGCTGACTGTCCGCACACAAGAGGCCCTCCGCAGATCAGGCACTTAGGGTTCCTGAGGTGTCTCTGAAGCCACCTGCGTTCCAGTGTCAGGATGCTCCGCCAGGGCCACTCCTCCACAGGCTTATCCCCAATCAGGTCCCTGGGCTTGGGCCAGACGTTGCGTCGGTCTGTGCGCTCTGCTGCCTCCATCTCGAGGAGCCCACAGCAAGAATCACAGTACGTCTTCCCCGTGTAGGAGAGAATCATCCTCCTGGTGACAGTCCTGGGGAGACCACACCTGGCACACAGAGAGTTAGGGATGACGCTCACAGGACTGGGTATCCGTAGAGGACATCTCTCTCCTCCTCTGTCAGATTCTTAACATCGTAGGCGGAGGGACAGGCAGCCGGAGGACTCATGGGCTTCTGTGGCGCAATCCAGCCCATCTTCTGAGCCAAAGTCACCTCTGCAGGGCTGCCCAGTGTGTACCGCCTGGGGCCTCCGTCCGTCATCACGATCACGAACTGACCGTTCGCATCGGTGATCAGAACATTCGGCGTTGAATGGATAGCCATCTTGCCTACGATCATGTTGTTAAGCATGACTCGCATTTGGTTCCAGTCGTCATCAGTCATCTCGTCACCTCCAGTGACTTCACCTCCGTACCAGAGCCAGTCAATCTCGCCCTGGGAACAGGTGACTGTGTTGTTATCGCACTGATCGTTCATTACGTAGGGCCATCTCTGCAGCATGCTCGCATTCGCTGAGGTGCGTCCGTCTGACCAGGAGCTAGCTGCCGGCTGCCAGCCATGGCGGAATCCCAGAGCATCAGCAGTAGCGTCCAGGACATCAGCCTCCCCGTACGCTCTGGCTGGGAACGGCCCTACGGTGCAGCCTCTGAAGTAGTCCAGGACGACCCCTCTGGCTGCACTGGTGGACACATCACAGTCACAGGCGTAATAGATGGGGACCTGCCTGGGCCATCCCAATTGGTCTGCGTACTTAGCTGCCTGCCCTGCGTCATAGGTTCCAGCGTTGTATCCCTCCAGTGCCCTGTTGGCACTGGTCTCCCACACCACACCTACGCCTAGACCTACAGACCAGAGAGACTCCAGCTCTCCTCTCGTCAGGTCTCTTCCGTTGTTGCCAGGGCCTAGGTATCGCATCACACCGATAGCAGGGAAGTCCTTACAGGACTGTGGTGATGGTCTGGCCCATGAATAGTCAAGGATTTGAATCGTCATATTGTCGGCTCCCTCTCATGCTGGCCCTAGGTCTGTTATCTGCATCCAGCGCCCAGCCGCAGGTTGAACAGAGAATGACGTACTCGCTTCAGCGTAGGCCATCAATTTAAAGGTGTACGTACCTGCAGCAAGCGTTACGACTCGCTTCACATTGATCATGCATTGAGAGTTGGCCGGCAGCGTTTGGAGGCCCACCTGTTGTACAGTGAGGCCTGCATCCTGCACCCTGAGAAAGGCTACTCCGGCTGCCTCTGCACCTGACTTAATGAATGTCACAGAAGCGGACATCTCAATGATCCGAGAGGAGACCAGGGTCAGGGGACTGGCGGTCATGCCGTTAATGTCCACTGGCGTCTGTGTGATTCCACCCTGAGCCACAGAGGACTCTGTGAACGACAGGAGCACTGGCGCCATAATAGCCCAGGCACTGCCGTTCCAGTAACTGGACTGCCCAGGCTTACTGTCCAGGGCTGACATCTGGTTCAGGACTGGTGCTGTCAGAGCCGCAGATCTGGCGGCAGCACTGGCGAACCTGGCTACCGTCTGGGACATCAGGAGGCTATTTACATCAGAGGCCAGGGCCTCCTCTCCCGCTGTGAACACTTTATAACCCATAGACGTTGCCTCTCGTGAGTTGATCGTAGGGATGGGTTCCCCAGTGCATCACCCTGCCGTAGACATCAGCGAGGGCCAGGTTCATCTCTACTTCCCAGCCGTTGCGCTGGATGGTGTGATCTATGCCCACAGCCCTGCCTGTGGCCTCCACAGCCTCTGTTGCGTCCTCCGGCTGCCAGTGCACTGTGAGCCTGTCTGTCACCAGGTCCACGCCCAGGACATCCGTCCAGCTATTCGGTAGAAGCCCTGGGGCTAGCGTCACTGATTCGATCCTCGCCCTGGGCCATCCCAGGAGCGATACAACGAACGTTGCCCAGGCGGCTGTGACAGGGTCAGCACTGTGGCCCAGGTCTGTGCGCTTCAGGTCCTTCTCACCGAACTGTTGGATAGAGGTATCAGACCTGGCTGTCTGCTGTGTGCCACCAGTACGGCTGACGTAGGCCGCATTCTTGAGAACTCTGCCTGACGCAGCCACCCTGGCATCCAGGGCAATATCCCAGGCGGAGACAGAACCTGCACAGCCCACTGAGAGGACTGGTGCCGACTCCTGGAGCCAGGTGGCCCTGTTTCTCATCTGGAGGACACCATTAGGACTGATCCAGACCAGCCCTATCTCATCATCAGCAGCCCTACCGATCAGCTCCCAAGCACTCTGGGCCAGAGTGGTTGCCTGCTCAGTCACGGCTGACGTGTCCAGGACCCTGGTACCAGCCCAGCCGTAATAGGTGAGGATCCTCTCCACTCTCTGGGCTGTGGTCTCCCCTGCGCCTACTGGTGCCTGTTCTCCTCTGTCCAGCGCCACCAGATCCTTGACGGCATCAGAGCTGACGACAATGGCCCTGCGCTTGGTTGGGTTCGGTTCCCACTGCTCTGTCCAGCTATCAACGGTTCCTGTGTGGAGCCAGTAGGTGGTGATGGTGCTTGAGCCCGTCAGAACCTCAGCCCAGACCTTCACCTGCACACCTGGCCCTAGTCTCGTGATCCCTCCGTACTGATAGGGACCAGAAGAGTTCAGTGGGTCATAGATCCTGTCGGGATCGTAGAGTGTGATAGTGCCTGTGCCAGCGTCCACTCTGACCATGGGACCCTCTGCATTAGAGCCTCCCAGATGTGTCTCTACGTTCGTAGCCGCACAGGACAGGTCGATCCACAGTCTCTGGGCTGATGGCGGTACTCCTGGAGGTGAAGGGTTCCCTCCTGCTGACCAGACGTTGCCAGAGTCCAGCCTGTCGGTTGCATGAGGCCCCCAGTGCATCGTGGTTCCAGCTCTGATGGCTGCCCAGACGTAGACCCTGATGTTGGGTCCCCAGGCAGGACTGGAGGCTCCTCCTGCCGTTCCTGGCCACGCTGCTAGAGCCTCAGCTGACAGGGACACGTAGAGAGCCCTCTCTCTGAGTCCACCTGGTGATGGCTCCTACGATGTCCCTCTGAATCTTGGGGTTGTCAATCCCCAGCCCTGTGTGGCTGACGTTGATATTGAAGATGGGGGCTGGAGTGGTCACAGCCCTGGTAGCCATCAGTGGAGCTGCCACCAGCGTCCCTGGGCTGCTGCTGGACACCACAGACCTGCCAGTGCCCTGATGCGCTCTGTCACTTGCCTCATTCGTGACGCCCTGGAACAGCTTCAGGACTTCCCTGATCTTCTTCTCCATAGGGGAGATGTCTAGATCCATGGTCGGTGTGTAGACACCTGACGCACTGATCAGACGCTTCTGTGTGTCTGCCACAGCTGCGTTAGCCTGGCTGTTGTCCAGGTTCATCTGTGTGTTGATATTCGCTGGAGTCAGGCCCAGTCTGTCTATGTACGCCTTCGCCTGGACTTCGTTGTAGCCCATCTGAATCATGGTGGCGATCAGCTGGTCCCTGTGCGTAGAGAGCCCAGCGGTAGCGATCCTCAGGGCCTCCGTATTCCCCACCTGGCCTTGTTTCTCCTGGTAGGTGGCGTTCGCCAGGTCCAGGGCCGACTTCACATTGTCCTGGATTGCCTTATTGTTCGTATTAATGATGTTGGCGTGTTCCAGGGAGGATGCCGCACTAGCATCAGTCTGGTCAGCCATTCCCCTGATGGCTGCCTGATTCTCATTCAGCGTACGTAGGAGGGCCAGGCCATTCTGACTGAAGTTCGTCTCAGCCTGGGCAGCGGACAGATGGGCTCCCGTCAGCGCATCCAGGGACTGTTTGTAGGCATCAGTCTTATCCTTAGCTGTGGCAGCTGCGTCATTGTATTTCTCCTGCGCATCCGTCATCGCTAGGACACCAGTGGATGTCTTAGTGGTGGCATTGAACAGAGCCACTAGCTGATCAGAGGCTCCAGGAGCCGTCAGGTCGATCTTCTTAGCCTGAGCGATAGCCTCCAGGCCCACCCTGAGCTGATCAACGTTAGGAGCTGCCTCACCAGAGGCCAGAGCCAGGTCTGTCAGCTTCTTAATGGTCAGGTCTGTGGTGGCATTTGACTTGTCTAGGGTCTCCTGCCAGGCACTGGTGCTCTCCCTGATCTTCTCAATTTCACCTCTGGCGTCACCTGCAGAGCCCTCCACATCATGGAACGGAATGATCACATCAGCAATCTCAGAGGCCCTGTCCGTCCAGTTAGGAAACTGGTTCGACAGTTGCATGATGTGATCGTTCGCATCCTTCAGGGCCTGCCTGAGCTTGGGCAGGTTGCCTGTCGGGACATCCAGGCTCTGAGTGAACTTGTCTGCTGCCTTAGCTCCCTCTTCACCAGCCGATGCGAATCCGTAGACGACAACAGACAGGGCTGCCAGGGCTGCTGTGGCTGGGAGGGCCGTCAAGCTTAGGCCAGTCATCGCCCCTCTGAGGACACCCTCCTCAGCGATAGCGATCTTGAACAGGCCCACCATCGTCGTGACTTCCCTGCCGATGTTCACAAAGAAGTCAGCCACGTTCGTGGCCACCAGCTTCCCCTGTGTTGCGATCACCTCTGCATAGCTGCCAGCCAGGGCCACCAGCCCAGTGGTGGCCAGGGCCTGGACCAGCGCCATGTGCTCTGACAGGAAGGTGTCTGCTGCGTCCAGGGCAGGAACAAAGTTACTCACCAGTACGTCTGCGGCTGCCATAACTGGAGGGATCAGCTTTGCGCCTACATCCTCCTGGAAGTTACCTATAGTGACTCGCAGTTTGTCCAGTGGAGTTCCGGCTGCCTCAGCCGCACCCTTGAACTCTGTCTCTACCTCACCCAGGATGATCTTCTGAGCCCCCAGCAGATCCCCAGACTCCTGCATAAGTCTGATTTGGGTCTTCTGATCCTCAGTGAAGGAAACACCAGCCTTAGCCAGTGCGGTCAGACCTTTGATGGGATCATTCAGTGCCTTACCCAGCTGGATACTGGCACCAGACATATCAGTGCCCAGGGCAGTGGACATATCTAGGGCAGCTTCTGTCGCCCTATCAAATACGTTGTTGCCCTCACCTACCTCATTCTTGACCTTCGTAAAGGTGAGGATGAGGTTTGCACCGGACTGGATAGCCTCATCATCGGCCCCAGTCTTATCTGAGATGGCTCCTGCTAGGGCTGTCACGCCTGGCACTGATGTCCAGGCGGCTGCTCCTGTCGTCCTGAGGACTCGCTCAGTCTCCCTGGCAATCTTCTGGCTCTCAGCGGCTGCGTTGAACGCATCCACGCCCAGGGCCACCAGCCCAGCAGCTCCAGCGGCTGCGCCCAGGGCCATGGCCTTACCAGCCTTACCAACAGCAGACCCTAGATCGTCTACTGAGTCCCCAGTCTTCTTAAGATCCTTCTGTGCGTCAGAGGCATCAGCCAGGATGTTGATTACCAGGGAGGTACCAGCCATCAGACCCTCTTTGCTCTGCCGCTACTGATTAGAAACTGCTCAGCTGTGAGGAGGGCTCTGTCGTCATCTTCGTCAGATACCCAGCTTCTCCAGTCGGTTCCTGTGAGACACGCAACGGCAATAGCTCTTCCGGCATAGCTGCCGGTTGCGTAGGACCCTCCACCACTACCTGTGTCGGTAGCTTCTGGTAGTGGTCCAGGAGAAGGATCCACTGCTCATACGAGCCGACATCCTGACCCTGCCTACAGAGTGCGCAATAGATCAGCGTCGTCTCCAGCCGGATTCGGTTCTGGCCCTGCCCTGGGGAGATGATGTCTGCAGCCGTTATCAGATCCTTAACAGTGGTGACAATCTCCACTGACTCCCCGTCATCCCAGCTGACGCTGTATCGCTCCCTGAGGCTAGCCATGGAGACCCTCTTTCTGGATTATCCGCTGAATGTTGTCCTCATACCGACTGATCCAGATGGGCTGTGTGGCCTCTGCTGCGGACAGGGCGAACGGCTGAGGAGGGATCTTCCTGGCAGGCCATCCCCAGTGGATGGGATTCGCATAGGGGACTGTGAAGGTGGTCCCTGCGCTCTTGTCGTCAGCACCAGCCCTGCCTGATGCTGCGAGTCGCCCTGTACGTCGGGGGGCTCTGCCTCTGGCTGCTGCAGTGACTATCTGGGAGGTGTCGCTCCTGGCCTGACGTAGCTCGCCCAGCTCCTCTGCCGTTTGCCTGAGTGCTCGCTCTACCTCTTTGTCACCTGTGATTTCACACTGGAGCGTAGTCATTCGACGGTTCTGGCTCCTCCTGGGGCTCAGGCTCTGCCTGGGGCTCCTCCGCTACTGCGATAGGCCAGTCGGCCGTAGGCTCACCGTTGATGGGCCACTCGAAATCAGAGGTGATGCGAGTATTCACATCTCCGCCCACTACCAGAGCCCGCACCTGGACCACTCCATAGAACACAGTGGTCCCTGTGTTCGGTTGCCACAGGAACGGGACCTCAGTCAGGTTGTTATCCCAGGTGTATTTCTGGAATCCGTCTGGATCGTCGAAATCCTGAATAGAGGTACCAGTCAGAGACCAATCCGTCTTTGTGGTCGGCAGGACAGTGTCTCCACACAGGGTCTCTACTTTGTCTCCCTCATCACTGAACGCAGGAGTGATGGTCACGTTCGTGGCCTGGCAGGAGAACTCAGTTCCACCAGTGGGAGGCCCAGGAGGAGTCACGGGTGGAGTACCGCCCAGGGTCAGCTTTCCAGTCTTGAGTTTGCTCTCGGTCACTGCCATCAGATGCTCTCCCTGAATGTCATGAGGTAGGAAGGGAATTGCTTTCCGTTCAGTGTGTAGGCCACTAGCTGAGCGTCTCTCACATCCACAGCCTTAGCCACGTTGTCCACCAGACCATCCAGGATCTGCCAGGCGTCTCTGTCGGCTGTGTTTGCGGCTGGAGCCAGGGCCACTAGTTGCCAGGACGCTGTGACAGTGCACATCTGATCCCAGCTGAGATTTGGAGGGATGATCAGCACACAGGGAGGGTTAGCCAGGGCTGGATCCAGAACAGCTCTGACACCTAGGGCCTCCAGGGCTCCTGCGATTTCATCTCCTCTGGCCAGGGTGCTCATGCGATCACTGGGTCAATCCAGGGGGACAGGAGTTGGAACACGTCTCCGTCCCTCTTGGAGATGGTGGCTACGCCTAGATCTGCTACGCCTACGATTCCGTCAGGGCTGTTACGCCTGCTGAGGAGCCTGTTCGTCCAGAGGAGCGTTCCGTACTGCACATCAGTAGGGCAGGGAGCATCAGCCAGAGAGGGAGCCCTGGCCACAATGGCCTCCTGCACTGCCGACAGAGCCCCATCAATGGCCTCATCATCCCTGCTGTCAGAGATTCTGGCCCAATCTTTGTACTGGTCCAGGTCTGGCCAATTAGGCCCTGTCGGCAGGGCCATCAGGAGCCCGCCTTAGGAGCGTAGGAGCCGCCATTCTCCGTAGGCGTAGGCGTTCCGCCATTGCCCTGGGACAGGGGGAGAGTGGGGACACCAGTGATCTTCACAAACGCAGCAGCCTCCAGGACCAGCCACGCGATGTATCCGTAGAACGCCATCTGTGTACCCAGCACTGAGGGCTCGATAACAGAAACCTGGCCTCCAATGGTTTCGTACGTCTCCACATACGTGGAATCACCCAGGATCGCAGTCCCAGCAGCCAGATGCTTATCCACTACTAGCTTCATCCCAGCCACTGATCCAGTCATGCTCTGGGGGTTAACAGAGCCCATAGCATTCATGGGGTTCACGGTGGGGAACAGCTGCCGTCCAGTGGTGTCAGACAGGGATCCGATAGCTCCCCAGACATCAGGAGCGACCCAGAGCGTGTCTGGCATCCCGTTCGTGGCAGCGAAGATGGTTCCTGTGGCTGCGTAGATGGCCCCCACTAGGCCCTCACCATCAGGCGTAGCCAGGGCCTGCGTCTGCGTCACAGCAGCAGCGAAGTACGTACAGAACGCCTTATCCGTCTCCTGGAAATAGGAGGCAGCCAAGTCGTTCACCAGCAGATCCATGATCGCAGGATCGGTCCAGTCCCTGTCCTGCCAGGAGAGATTGATCGTCCCTCCGTACGTGGACTTAGTGACAGTCACAGGATCCACAGTCATGAATCGGCTGGGGAGTTCCGCTTTCTCTGCCGACTGTGGCCCAGCCGTAGTGTGCTGGCTGATCTTTGGACGCTGGAACGTCTTCCCAGGGCCAGGCAGCGGACGCCTGGTGGTGGCTTCAATCGCAGGACGACGCTGGGACTGGAGGGTGAACACGGGCTCGAGAATGGGCACTGGGAGGAGCCCAGGGTTCTGAGCTGTCGTCTGGTGTGCCACAGCCCGCTGCAGGTACCGATCAAACCGGCCCTTAGCCTCTGGGTTCTCGCTCCTGGTCAGGTAATCCACCAGGTACTGGCCTGGACTCTTATAGATGGTCTCAGGCTGCTGAGTGGAACGCTCCACAGCATGCTGACGTTCCTGCTCAGGCGGACTACCGATGTGCGCCACCAGTCCCTGAAAGGTGGCACTCCGCTGGGCCAGATCAGCCTCTACCTGGATCTGGGGCTCCAGCTCTGCGATACGTGAACGCCTGGCTTCACAGGTGGTCTGCTCAGAGTCAGACAGCTCCCTGTCCTCATCAGCAGCCCTGGAGGTGATCGTCTCAACATCAGTGAGAGCGTTCTCCATCTGGCGCTTTAGCCAGTCCAGGCGTTTGGTTCCACTAAGGGTTTCAGGCATGACTACTCCAGTCAGAACAGGATCTATGTTCTGGCATGGGTGACACTCAGAATGGAGCTGTGTCATGCCTCAGCGAGAGCCCTGCCCCAGTGAACGGGGAGGCTGGTGGAGCCTGAGGAGTCCACCAGGGCAGGGCTGTGAGCCAACTCCAGTCCGGAGGAGGCCATCCGCTGGCTGGCAGTACATCACCATCAGAGCGACTTGTCTACCGCTTCAGGTTTGATTAAGGCCCCACTGCTGGGCCATGGCTAGGGCGATACCGGGCAGCGTCCGGCTGCGTTCCTTCCACCGTTCTGGTCCAGGAGCTGCCCAGTGACACCTAGGTTCCCTACCGTCCACCACCTGACTGGGAACCAGTTTGGGGAGACCCTTGAGCCAGAGACAGGTAGGTTTCACTTCTCCTGCGCCATGCTCCCAGGGGTGGATGATCTGATCAGGCTTACGGATGGCGGTACTGATTCTGCCGATTGGGTTCTCCAGCGCAATCCTGGGGATCTGCGCATCTAGTAACAAACGGACAAACGCCAGGGCCTCAGCCCTCTCTGTGTGAGAATCCATGTGCCACCTGGCTCCACTCTTTGCCAGGTAGGTACAGGGGGGATGGGCAATCATCAGGTCCCAGTCTTCCGACAGGATGTCTCTAACGTCTCCCTGGTAGTGCTGACCTGGGGTCTCGGTCTCCAGCAGGTCACAGCTCACAGCGTCGTGGCCCTGTCCAGTGAATGCGTCTCTGACCCTGCCAGAGAACTCACAGGCCACCAGGACCTTCATCGCCTCACCCTGGCCGTCCAGTCCTGCCAATAGGCCAGACGTTCAGGCACCCCAGGCTCTGGAGCTGAACGGACCATCTCCACCTGAGCCCCCATATAGGCAGGCTGCTGACACAGGGCCACGTGGTGGATTGCTTTCACTTTCTCCCTGAGAACCACATCCTTACCCTGGATGTGTCTCGTCGGACTTCTGCCTGGGAGGTAGGCCAGTGACAGGCCAGGCGTCTGACCATCTCTAATCTTGAACGCTGCCTCTTTGCCTGCCTCTGTGTTGTCCAGCCTCAGGTCTGCGCACAGACCCTCTGGTCCGTCCCTCCACAGGTTGCCTCTGCCTACCCAGTGACCATTGTGCTCCAGCTGGACCCTGAGGTAGCTGGGACTCCCCCTGAGAGGGCGGTCAAAGCATCCAGGCTGGAACATCTCCCAGTAGGGACCGAATCCGTCATCCACTCTGGCTATTTGGTTGTAGGGAGCGAGCATCCCTGTGACAGTGCGTCCGTCTCCAGTGACTTCTAGCTCTCTCTCACAGGAGCGGATATAGAGTCCGTCGATCATTGGTCCATCCCTCCTGGAGTGGGCTCTGTGGTGAACTCTGCAGGCCCCAGACCAAACAGGGCCTTAGCTTCATCCACTGAGTACAGCCCTCCCTGAATAGCTTTGATAGCCAGGTCTACCCTGGCCTCCAGGTCTGGCCTGAGAACAGCACCAGTGAAGAATCTTGCTGCCGTCCCTCTGGGGAGACACTGGAGTGTCATCTGCTGTTCCAGTGGAACTACGTAGCCCATCACTGTTGTCGTCACGAACTGCTGAAGCACATCTGTGATGTTGCGATAGGTGAGGCTGGGAGCATCCAGCCCCAGCAATGCCCCTGGGATCCCGATTGCCATAGACAGCTGCTGGCTGTTCAGCTTTCGAGTTTCGTTTAGCTGGGACTTCTCAGCATCATTCGCCAGTACCTCCAGCTCCGTCCCTCCCGGGAGGATGGCCCACTCTCGTGAGGTAGCGACAGCCCGCATCTTCGCTTTCAGGGCGTCAGCCTGGGCCTGGGTCAGCTCTGGGTTCGGATGCTTCAGTGCACCAGGAGGGACAGCTCCGCCCTGGAAATAGGACGCTGCCCAGCGTTCTGCAGCCACACAGGAGGCTATGAGCCCTGGGTACAGAGACAGGATCCCTCTGCCCACTAGCTGCCCATTCAGGGCGTTCATACTGACGTGGAACACGTCCTCAGGGCGGAAGGTGGCTCCGTTGATCATGTACCAGTAGGCAGAGCCCTCTGTCTGGATCTGCCACTGGCCTGCTGGGATGGGAACGAACAGGTCAGGCCATCCAGCAGAGTTCCTAGGTCCCAATACAGCCACGTAATTGCCAAACAGGAACATGTCTCGCAGGTACTCGCTGATGAAGTCTGCGAACGTACGGGCTGGTCCTGGAGTGGGATTCGAGAGAATCGCTGGGTCCTGCGTCAGGACCTGTCCCTGACGGTAGCCATGGCATGGCATCTGGAGCAGAAGACTGGTGGCGATGTTCAGGAATCCACCTACAACAGGCAGCCCTAGGGCCTCATCCTCTGTCACGTACGGATAGGTGATCCCTTCATAGCCAGGCCACCCCTGCCACACTGCCAGCGGCACCAGGGAGTTCCCGCTCTGGTGAGCCGTCTTCCGTACCTGAGGTTTCGCTCTGAGGAGAGACAGGAGGGCCATCAGTCCTCGCTCCCATCTATCAGGGTGTGCTCTGCGTACAGGGCAGCGAAGAGGGAAACAGAGCCTGCCACCAGAGCGAAGAGTTCAGTCTCCAGCAGTCGCCACGCACAGATCAGAACAACTACCAGACTGGCTATCTGAATGAGCCAGAGAGCCGTCCGGAAGAGTTTCGTTCGCATCAGTAAACCGTCCATTCTGGGACTGGTTCAATCCTGATCTGCGTAGGCGCCCACAGGGCCAGGATGGCTGCCAGGGCAGCGTCATTATCGAGTGCGTCACTGATCCTGTGGACCTGTGACACCAGCCCATCAGGGCCTCTCTTTGTGGCAGCCAGAGCTGCTGTGATGGCGTCTCCACCTGGATGGCGGATCTGTCGGGAGCGCACTGCTGCGTAGAACGCCCTGCAGGCTTTCGCCCAATCGGACGGTCTAACCACTAGGTGTGGCACTCCATAGACCCCAGCGATACGGGCCACTGAGGGCTCCATAGGGGACTTGGCTACGGTGACGCAGCCAGTGGGCTCCCAGCGGTCTAGGAGGGCCTCGAGACGGTGCTCAGCGTACGCCAGGGCTCTAGGACCTGTGAAGGTCTCAATCAGCTCTATGTAGTGAAACCCATCGTCTAGGGCACCAGCCACGATCGACACATGGCGCAGCTCAGGGACAGCATCCAGGGCCAGGACGAAGGGGCGATCAATGGGAAACCGCTCTGGACTGATGCAGGAGTCCCACTCCCCAGGGTCCACCCAGCCGGTTATCTGGGCCACCTTCCGGCAGAGAACCTCTACCTCAAACACAGCAGGAGGGTCTGTCAGGAACTCTGCCTTAACGGTCTCCTCATCCAGCGTGAAACCCAGTGCTGGGTTTGCGTATCTCCAGGCCCTGGGATCTGAAGCAGCCAGGTGGGGAGGAGCACTCCACTCGAAATACCCGATGGGGCTCTCTGTCTGGTTCGCCTCTATGACATCCCTGCCCAGAGCCTGGAGCCTGTTCAGGACAGTGGAGGACAGGTCCCCTTCTGTGGTGATGGCCCAGACCTGGCTGTCAGCCCTGATCCTGCGTGTCTTGTCTAGAGCTGCGTAGGCCTCCCAGTGCGTCATCTGGCGTAGTTCGTCCATCACCACCAGGTCCACGCCTGAGAGTCCTCGAGCGCCACCAGTAGAGCCCGTCGCCAGCTTGTAGCGTCCACCCTCTATGTGGAACTCCTCCTGGCCTGTGGCCCTACGCCTACGATCCAGCTTGAGCCCTGCGTCATAGGCCAGATCCCAGACCAGGTTCATTACCTCTATTGCTACCCAGCGAGTATGGGCAGAGCCCAGGACGAACCTCTCACCGAACAAACAGATGCCGCCCAGGATCCTGACTGCGGACAGGAGGCTCTTTCCGTTCTGTCTGGCCACCACTGCCAGGAGGGTTCTGTACCTGAACTTTCCGTCTCTGCGTACACAGCCCTCCCTGAGGAGGAACTCCTGCCACGGCATCAGCTCTATGTCCAGAATCTCTCTGGCCCAGGCGATCAGAGCGTTCCCATACCGATAGTCAAGGGTCTTGTCGCTAACTGGGCTGATCCGGGGTGGAATTAACGCTAACCCAGGCTCGGTTAGACGATAATCCATTTGGTTTAGCGTTAAATCGGTTAGAGGGTTCTGACCTGGGAACTTTCGGTCTGCCGG